CGGGAAGCGTGGGCTGAATTGCACGTGAGCGCCGGACAGGATAAGGCACTGGCGAAGCTGAAGGCACTATACAAACGAGAGGAAATGGACACACCAGCGGAGGAAACCATGACAATTAAGTTCACGGAAGATGAACAATTCACCGATGCGGTGGTGATTGAGAAGGCTGAGAAATTCTACCACGTCCCGTTCCGGGATGGACAGCTCGCACCGCTTGGTGAATGGCGTGAGATAGTCCGGGAATGGGTATTCGTGGAAGCGAACGGCCCAGATATGTGCGTTTGCCCGGAGTGTGCCGCCGAGGTGGAACACGAAGCTGGGGTTCCGTGCCGGTCTGTCAAGTGTCCTAAATGCGGGGTGCTGATGATTGCTAAGGTCGAAGCGGGGGAAGTGGATTTTGCGGAGAGTGCATCGGGCGGGGCTATTTCTCTGCATGAAGCGGAAGCGACGGAGGTCGAGCCGTTGGTGATGGATGTGTGTCTGATTCAGCCTGGGTGGGGTAACGACAAGGACAACAACTACTACTCGAAAGAGATGCTAAAACGGGACGCACACCGATTCGTCGGGGCACATCAATTCGAGAAGGACCATACCGACGACAAGAGCAGCCGTGATTATGTTAGTACCATCACCAAAATCGTTGGTGAAACGCCAGAGGGAGGCCCCATTGCACGGGTAGTTGTGCATGACCCGAACTTTGCGGAACGCATGAGGCTACTAGACAAAGCTGGGCTGCTCAAGGAGATGCCCTGCTCGATTCTGGCAAGAGGCGTAGCAGTAGAGACGGAAATTGACGGCAAGAAAGGGAATCAAGTTGAGGCAATCACAGAGGTTAGAGCAGTAGATTGGGTGACGGCAGCGGGGGCGGGCGGTCACGCGTTGGCAATATCGGAAAATGAGGAGGCAAGCATGGACAAAGATGAGAAGGCGACAGAGGACGTGAAAGAGGAAGTAGCAGAAGCGTCCGCAGATGCCACCGAAGTCGTGCTGGCCGAGGACGACGCCGAGCCGGAGGCAACAGAGCCGGAAACGGAAGCGCCCACGGCAGACGGCGAAACACCGGAAGAACTATCCGGCGATGAAGTGACAGCGGCTCTTGAAGCGGCCAAGTTACCAGCGGCGGCTAGAGCTAAACTTGAAACGAGCACGTACACAGAGACGGGGCTGGCTGAGGCTATCAAAGCTGAGAAGGCATATATTTCTGACGTAACCGGGGCAGGAAAGCCGTTCGGGCATAGCACTAGCGCACCGAAGGGCAAGATCACCGCGGCAGAGGTCGAACGGCGGCAGGACGAGGCTAACGCCAGGGCTCTTGGTACTCGAATCAGGGAGGTGAAGGATGACTGAGGCAATTCGCAACGACTATCAGGTTAGTTCGGAGGGAGCAGTCCGTCACTGGCTAATTCCCTACGCCCGATTGACGGATACCACGCCGACAGCAACCCTGCCGTGCGAGGTAACCAGTCGTACTGACAGCACACAGTTGACTGGCACGATTCTGGGAGTGGACGCCACCGACAGCGTGGCTATGATCGACTTCACCTGTAGCATGGTCTACTGGCAGGAACTCAGAAACGTCTTGACCTATTCCGGCGAGGCGGAGAACACTTTCGGAGCAATCAACATCGGCGACGAAGTGTACTACGACCATTCCGCCACCATGCCGGCGGGGGTATATCTGAGCACATCACCGCTAAACAACCTGGGAGCCACCAACACCCGTTTCGGGTGGGTAGTTCCTCGAAATGATACTGACATGGCATTATTCGCCAAAGGCGATAATACCGCCAGTACCGAAGAGTGCGCTATCATGCAGCTTGGGGCCGGTTCAGCGGCAACATAGGAGGAAAACATGACTGAGGCAATTGTTCAAGATTATGAAGTTTCATCTGAAGGGGCGGTGCGGCATTGGGAAATCCCCTACGCACGGCTTACCGACACCACGCCGACGGCTAGTCTGCCGGCTGAGGTAACCAGTTTGACCACTGGTACACAAATGACCGGCACTGTTCTGGTAGTGGACGCTGACGAAAGCGTGGCGGTAATCGACTTTACCTGTAGTATGGTTTACTGGCATGAGGTGCGGAACGTTCTGACCTACAATCCAGGCGTAGCAGAATTGACTTGGGGGGCAATCAATATCGGGGATGAAATCTACTACGATTCGTCTGCGTCGATGCCCGCCGGTGTGTATCTGAGTACATCACCTCTCGCCACTGGTGGCGGGGCCAACACCCGCTTCGGCTGGGTGGTTCCACGCAACGATACTGACATGGCGCTGTTCGCAAAGGGCGGGGCCACGGCTTCCACACAGGAAATAGCTGTCATGCAACTTGGGGCCGGTTCGGCGGCCACCTAAACAGGAGGAGCAACCATGTATAATGTAATTCAGTGGATTAAAGAATTCGCAGAAGCGGATAGGGGCAGCGACAAGATCACCGACGTTCAGCTTAATGAGCGTCTGAAAGCGATGGACGAGATTGGCTACAGAAGTAAGGGTATGGCTGGGGAAGAGTTGGCCGAGGTTTTGACCACGGCTCACTTCACCACGTACTTCGGTACTGCTCTCAGACGAGCCTTCTACGCCGATTACGACTACAAGGCCGGAAGCTGGTTGAACTACACGTTCGCTGATACCGCGCCCGACTTCAGGGACATCCAGCGCATGAGGATGACCGAACCTGGCACGCTGCATCGTCGGCGCGAGAAGGCAGAGGCGCACGCAACCACCATCGATGAGTCCTACGTCCAGTTTGCGGTTGAGGAGTATGCCGCACAGTTCGACGTCTCATGGCAGACGATCCAGAACGATGACCTGGGCAAGATCAAGGAAACTCCCAGACGGATGGCTAACGCTGCCCGACGTTGGGCGGACGGATTCGTCAACGACCTGTACGACAACGCCACCACACGAGCAACGTTAATCGCTCTGGGTGCGCCGTGGTCGGGCACGGGACGACTCACCACCCCCAATCTGGCAATCGGCATCAACGGTATGTTTTCCAGAACCGACGTCGGTGGAAACGAAATGAGCATCAATAGAATCTATCTAGTCATACCTCCGGTGCTGGAAATTCAGGCTGGGCAGATGCTCAACAACCTATTGGCCTTTGGTGGGCCAGGTGGGAACGAACTGGACAAGTTCATCGCCGGAATCTACGTCGACCCGTACATCACTGTAGCCGGCGCAAATGTGCCGTGGTATCTGTTCGCTGATCCAGGCGACATCGCTGCCGTGACTGTGGCCCGGCTGGAAGGCTGGCCAGGGCCGGTGGTGGCACAGAAAGCACCAGACCTCAAAATGGTGAGCGGCTCAGCACCGGCAGCGTTCGCGATGGGTTCTTTCGCGACTGGTGATATCAGCTTCGTGGTGGAAGACATCATGGGCGGATGGGATTCTGATGCTTATGTAGGTGTTACCGATTACAGAGGCGTGTATTTTAGCGATGGTACAACCATCTAAGCGATACAGGAAGGAGTGGGGGCAATGGCTAGAAAAGAAGTAACAGACAAACCAAAGGGTATCAAGCACGGCACGCCAGAGATGGAGGCTTATATCGGGGTTGGTTATGATGGAATGACCTTGAAGGATGCCGAGAAAATCATAGCTGAACGCGACAAAGACCCGCATCTCTGGCCATTCGATGAATACAAGAAAGCGAAGGCGTTCATCGAGAACTATTACGGCAAGAAGATGCCTTAACGGAGGAGGACAACATGGGAAATAGACCGTTCAATGCGCCGAACCAGGAGTTCCGAGAGGGACAACTGGGCATAATCGGCACAAGTGCGGACGCCTATACTGGAGAGGGAGGCAAGTGCTTCTTCATTGGGCGTCCCAGCACGCGGGACGTGGCCGCAAGCGACAACCACGACGGTACTGACCCGCGTGAGCCAATGGCGACGCTACAGGGTCTCATCGACCGCACCGCCGCGATCGCCGCAGGGACAGGCACACGACAACCGTATCTGAGAGAACATGACACCATCTATATCCAGACCGACATCACCGAGTCAGTCGTGACCGGTGACACCACCGACATGCCGAACCATATCAACATCGTCGGGGTAGGGAGTGATGAATGGTCTCCAGCCTGGGCGACTGATGCAGTGGGTAGTCCGTGCTTGACGCTGCGAGCGTTGGGCTGGACGATTCAGGGTATCAAGTTCCTGCCTGGTTCGGGAGCGGCTGGAATCAAGCTGGAGCTAGTCGCGGCAAGTGACTACAACGCCAGCCGAGCGACCATCAAGGATTGCGAGTTTGACGGGGCATACACGGGATTCTACGGGATCGAGTTCTACGGTGCGCCATACGATGTCAAGATCGACGGCTGCGAATTCCGAGAACTGACCGCCGCTGGTAACGCGTATGCGATTATCATCACCAACACCTCGTTCGCCCATCCCTACATGTGCAAGATTCTCAACAATCTGTTCTGGGAGAACGAGAACCACGTAGGTTCATTTGACCAGTTGCGGAGCTTCAATACCTGTCTGTTCAAGGGGAACGTTTTCCATGATGGTGAGGGGATTGCGGCTACCAACATACTCGATATGCGGGGCGGAGCCAGCGGGCACAACATCGTTACTGGCAATGTGTTCTGCGGCGACTACTCTAATGCCGGTGGGTACTACGCCAACGTGGCGACGCCGGGTAACTGGGTGGGGAATCTGGCGGAGGATGTGCTGGCTGCGACCGTGGCCGACAACGGTTTTACCGTTGCGATACCCGCGTGATAGGAGGATAATATAATGGGAAATCCAAAAGGTCCAGCCTGGTACGGCGGGGGAATTGGCAATTTCATGATCCCCGGTTCCGGGCTGGGTAACGTGTTCTACAACGACGGGGTAGCCGGACTCAATGCTAATGACGGCTTGACCCCACAGACGCCCAAGCTCACGCTGACGGCTTCTCTGGCACAATGCACCAACGACATGAACGATACTATCATGGTGTTGGACTACTGGCAGCCTGCCGGGGAGACCTGGCCCGTTAGTATCAACAAATCAAAGGTGAATATCATCGGCGTTCCGAGTGGTTCCTTTTCACCGTGGGCGGTAGTAGATTCGGTAGGCGATACGGCTTGTTTCAGCATAGCCGCCCATGACGTGATAATCCGTGGCTTTGCTTTTAATGCTGGGGCCACTCATGGTGGCATCGAGTTCGCTGGCGGAAAGGCTCGCATGGGTATCTACGATTGCTACTTTGCTACCGGAGCAAACGGAATTTTGAGTTCGCCTGGCGGGGTTACTTTTGGGCTGGAAATCGGAAACTGCTTCTTTCAACAGTCCTTGACTGCTCAGGGTATCTATATCAACGATGACCCGGCATTCGACAAGATTCACGATTGCGTCTTCGACCGGGTGCAGGGTGTGGCTATCGAAGTGGTACAGGGCGGTGCTCCACAGATACTTAACAACGTGATTGCTCTGCCGTCGAATACGGCGGGAATGGCGATCACCCTGGGCGCAGCTGTAACCCGCGCTATTGTAGACGGCAACAGTGCCAACTACGGTGATACTGACATGGGCAACATCCCGTACACCGATGGCGCAGGAGCCGGAGTGAATAGCTGGCTGCTGAACTATCAGGGCACTACGGCAGTTCAACCGAACTAGGAGGCTAGATATGGTATTCAAGAGTGCTAAACCAAAGGTCGACGCGAAAGCCGAACCAAGCGCAGAATCGAAGCCGGCAAAGTTCAAGTCCGAGTTAGAGCTGGTGCAATTCCTGAAGAACGCTGTGGACTTGAAACCGGCAGAGAAACAGAAACTACTCGATGACTTTCGCGAGAAGTAGGGGAGGTTGATATGACTGTAAATGACAGAACCGTCGGGTCAATGCCTGGACAATCGGGCGTGCTTGGCATCAACTATACCGCCACATTCCCGAAGTCCATGATGTCAGACCGGCGGCTGATGTACGTCAACCCCAATCACGCCGACGCCGCTGACAACGGTAATACCGGTGAAAACCCAGAGCAGCCGTTCCTAACGGTTGCGGCTGCTCTGCTGAGAACCAGAAACAACCGGGGTGACGTGATTTTCGTAGGCCAGAACGATGCTTGGACTTACGGTGGCGGCTCTGCGTGGCAGACGGCAATCGTAGAAGAAGTGACCATCACCACTGAGGGTGTTAGTCTGATCGGCACGAATCCTGGCGGGTTGGGGGTGTACTGGAATCCCATCACGGCCGCAGGGGCGGGGACGTGTATCACCGTTCATGCGATGGACGTGCTGATAGCGGGGTTTGCCTTTGAGGGCGGAGCGGAGGGCGGTATAGCTATCTCAACGACTTGGGATGGTGTAACCATGTTCGGTGAGAATATGGTAGTCCGCGACTGCTACTTCGACGCAGATATTGATACTGCCATTGCCCTTGAGTTCTCTTGGAATAACGAAATCTACAACTGTAA